CATTCCTAGTCGATAGCTAAGTTCCCACTCTCGTCCCAGGTAAGAATAGATGCCAATAAGGAAGTGGAAGACGACGAGCTGATACGGTCCCCCGTTGTACAGCCATTCATCAAGTGTATTAGCTTCCCAAATTGGGTAGAAGTGTAGTCCGATGGCATTGCTGCTCGGAACGACGGCTCCCGAAATGATATTGTTTCCAAAGGCGAGGGAGCCTGCGACGGGTTCGCGGATTCCATCAATGTCAACAGGCGGAGCGGCAATAAAAGCAAGAATAAAACAGGTAGTGGCAGCCAGCAGGCAGGGAATCATGAGCACCCCGAACCAACCAACATACAGTCGGTTGTTAGTCGAGGTGACCCAAGAACAAAATTCTTCCCAGCTGCTCTGCCTTTGAGTAAGTACAGAAGTAGCCATAATTAATTAAAGATAAAGTACCGACCCACCCACCACAAATTTATCAGAAGGAATACTTAGCGCCGATCTTAGCACCAAGACCCAGCTCATCAGTACTGAACTGTTCGTCAGCAGTCATAGCAGAGACTTCACCATACACACCCAGACGCTCAGTCACAGAGGTGCCGATGCCAGCTTTACCAGACCACTTACGCTCAAGACCTTCACCAGATGCACCCACCAGAGCAGGACCACCTTGGATATACCAGGAGCTGGACTCACCCAGTTCACCTTCGTAGCCAACATGAAGATCAGTCGTTTGACCTTTGTACTCAGTACCAGACCAACCAGCGTTGGTTTCAACATTCACATAAGGACCAGCAACTGCAGGAGCGGCAAAGATGGCAGCAGCGGGGAGGATAGCAAGGAATTTCATTGTAGTTTGTTTAAGAAAGAATAAGAATAATGTTTGCGATTACCATACACACCCCAACCTAACCAGTAGTAGGCAGAGTTCATATAATAATCAACGGTTTGATGCTTGAGTTGGAATGCGTAAAGATCATTACGAAACTCCATCTCATTAATCATGTAACGAGTCTGACCAACCAAACTGGAAGGATCACACTCATACTTTTTACAGAACTTACCTAATCCATCGTAACGGTTTTGGGAAGTCCATTGGATAAGACCATACCCACCACGTAGGCATTGGTCATAAGGAACAATGGCTCCACCCTCACAAATGTTGGGGGTGAAGCGAGACTCTTGTTCGATGTTGCCCATGATCACAGCCAGGGCAGTCTTATCGGTTACTTCAGCACGAGTCTGCAGTTGCTCCAATACATACTGCTGAGCTGGTGTACAATCAGGGCAAGTAATCATTTTTTCTTTACACAGTTGTTTACTCTGGTACCACTTTTAACTTTAGTACCCTGTTTCTTATAGCCTTTCCAACATGATTTGTCAAGGCGTTGTTTAGTTTCTGGTTTCTTTTTCATTACCAAATACCGGGAATGAGCTGTCCAGTAAGAGCATATGCGCCCATAGCAGCAACGACACCCAGCATAGCCAGACGACCATTGAGCTTTTCTGCTCGCTCTTCATGCTTTTCGTAAATGTCCATTAGTAGTTGTTAAGATTAGAACGTTCAAGTTTGTCGAAGACATCCTGCCGGTAAGCAGGGTCCCGATCATAACGTGGGTCAGCCATAGCCTGTACAACTTCAGCTTGACTACGGTATACATCAGCCACTTCTTGTGGTGCTGCACCAGTCAGGACTTTACCATCTTGACCGACAGCATCGTAATACCTACTAGCCAACGACTGGATAGCATAGTAACAAGCATTGGGATTGCCTGAATCCATGACAGAATCAAACATCTCAATCTCTTTTGGATCGAGAGCTGACCCTGCCCATTGAATCATCTGAGTGTACTCTTGTTCTCCACCAACAATACCTTGAAGAGCTTCAATTGCTTGAGGACTCATGTCAGGTTGTTCTTGTTGGTTATTCTCTACTTGATTACGATACTCAAGATGCATTTGAGCAAGCTCTTCTGGACTCATACCTTTAAGAGCTTCCAAAGTTTCTGGACTTACTTCAGATTGAGCTTCATCCCAAAGTTTATCCAAGAAGTTTTGAGTTACTTCTTCTTCGGGGGTTTCTTCTTCGTTCCGCACCCCCTGTTCTTCAACAGGTTCATCTTTAGGTTCTCCTAGTTTAGATTGTAATTCAAGGTAAGCTTTTTCCAACGCTTCTGCGTCTTCAAACTTACCAGCGAGCATTCTATTTTGCTCAGCAATTGCTTCTTCGCCAACTTGTATGGCTTCCTGTTCAGCTTCTGAAAACTCAGGCTGATCAGCAGGGGTGGGATCATACGTCAGTGTTGCCATGTGCGTGGATTACTTGTAGTTTACCGAGTCCAACTGTACTTACGTAGTTGGGTGAACGTCCAAGCTTGGGTGTGTTAACCTTAGGCTTGGGAGCATATTTGTTTTCTTTTACTGTCTCAACTTGGAGAACAGGTTTCTCCTCAGGAGGATGCTCTACCTCATGAGTCTCTGTAATTACTTCAGGCTTAGGCGCTGGCTTCTTGCGGGGGCGCTTCCTGGGGACTGCTTTGTCCATTCATCATCTCCATTGCTTGGGGGTTTTTGGTGGGATCTGCCATTGGAGCTGATGCTAGCTGACCAGCCTGTTTGGTAAGTTCCATTTGCTGAGCTTGTTGCATCTGTTGTGCTTGATACTGCTGTACCTCTTGCATAGATTTAACAAGGTTCAGAACATCAATACCTTGAGCTGCTGCCAATCGTTTGACTGCCTCTTCTGGATTGATGAATTGTTGAAGAGCTTCAGGACCCATAGTTTGTGAGATAGTAGTCAAGAAACTAATCAAGCTTTCACTGTCTGCACTACGACCAAGAGCATTAAGACCTGCAACAATAGTAGGTTTGATTACATCTTTAGGAAGACGTGGGATCTCTCCAGTCTTTTGAAGAACATTGAGTTTACGATTCAAGTATGGAACAAGGAACTCAACAGTCAACAGGGAAAATAGGTTTCCAAGTTGACGTTCCAATTCCATCTGAGTCATGCGTACTTCTTCAGCAGTAGTACGTTCTGACTGTCTAACATTAAGCACAAGGAATGCTTCTGCTAAACGAGTAGACAAGATGTTAGACATCTCTAGTGCTGTTCGGAAGTCAGCAGTTTTACCGACTTGAACAACACCAATGTCATCAGGTCTTCCTTGAACGATAGCACCGTTGCCTGCTTGCGCCAGCGTGGCTGGTTTAGTAGTGCTTGAGGGGGATACAGTAAAGACAACCTTTGCGGCTGCTGCAGAGCCTTCTACGAGTGCCTGAGAGAGTGCTTCAAGGGACTTAAGGTCACCAATAAATTCCTCTACCCGTCCACGACCATAGACTTCACCATCTACATGGTTAAATCGCAACACCAACCAAGGGTTAGCCTCAATTGGTGCTTTACCTGCAGAACCAGGAAGAATCTTAGCATCAATCTCTTGATACCAAACCATCCTGTTGTTCTCCCGCATCACATGGGTGTAGATATCACACTCATCATCTTGATGAGGAGATTTGTAATCATCACCAGGTGAGTTAGGTACAGGCTCTTTGTATTCTGGGAAAAATTTTTTAACTAATTTTTTTGAGACCCTTTCTTTAGTAACAATCTCAACAATGTTACCGTTGCCATCTCGATCAACAACGTACCGGTTCAACGGATACATCTTAAGACCTTTCGGAGACATATAGATCAACGCATTACCTGCGACAACCAAATGTTTCAATGCTTGGTGAATGATTACACGGTCATCGCTAGCAGCGATAGACTCCATGATAGTTCGTTCAATTTTAGCAAAGGAAAGGTCTAGCTCTGTTTTTACTTGAGGTGGGAACTCTTCTCCAAGTTGAGATTCATCCAACTGAAGTTTAAAGAAGCTGGCTTGTGGTGGTACCAAAGCAAGCATTAGTTTAGAACTTAAGGTGGTCACACCTTTAGCACCAACTGATTGCCAAGGAGTTTTGAGAACTCGTGTACCTTTAGTCCAATCTTCTTCGTCCCGAATCAAATAAGGTAGAGTAAGATCCGCAGCTTGACGTGCTGAGAGCAAGAACTGAGAACGATGGGCTTTGAGACTGTCGTATCTAGCTTTAGCTTTCATTAGACGTTAACTGATTGATTAATTTTTAATTGACTATTAACACCACCTTGTCGTTTAAATTTACTAGTGCCACCAACCAAAGACCTTGGATTAGCAGGTCCAATTTGTAGAGGACTAGCAGTAAGTGGTGTTGATCCAGAGAACAGGATCTTAGGAGGAGCTGGTGGAGGAGCTGGTTCAGGTTTAGGTGCAGACACAGCTTTAATAACTTCGTCTAGCTTAGCACTGACAAGACCCTCAATAGGTTGTGGTTTGTAGCTAGGTTGGGTAGGTGCAGGTTTAGGTTTAGGTGCAACAGCTTGAAAAGGTTTAGAAGGAAGGTAACCATAGGTAGGGGTGGTTACTTTTTTGGTTTGCCAACCTTGACCGCCTGCTTTAGGAGGACCAGTGTAATACTTTTCTCGTCTTGTTGTTGTACCAGTTTGTACCCTGTTAAAAGCATTAGATTTGTAATACTCTTGAAGGGCTTTCTGACCAGCCATGTTCATGTAGAATTTTTTACCGTCTGGAAAAATTCTAGTCTCCCCTTCGCTGTTACGGATAGAATAGCTGCCATCTAAATTATATTTACGAGCCATTATCCTTCCTCCATATATTGAATGACCCACTCAACGACACTACGTTGACCGGATCGGTACATAATTTTTTCCATTGTATCGTCAGGTGTAGGGTTGGTGGGTGGAAAGATCTCATTCATTTGCTGGATCATAGCATTAGCTTGCATCCCTTTCAACTCAAGGAGATCAAGCGTAGGATGGGAGGTTGACATTGCTGTGCTCAAAGAATGCAGGCATTCGCGCTGCTTTGGTGGCAGAAAGTTCGGGCGCTTTGCCCTCATACATTAGACGGTCTGAGGAATCTAGCCAAAAATTTTTGTCCAAAAACTTATCGGTATTTTGACCCAATGGCTGCATAACCCAGTTAATGGTAGCTTTCCTTAGCTTATCCAACGACGGCGAGATTTCGAGCCCCATTTCCTTGCATAGGAGAGAGTTCGTCGCCACATGGACTTGCTCGTCCCGACTGATGTCGGCACTGACCGTACGCATTCCAGCGTCACCGTTAAAGCGGAAGAATGGTAGAAGAACGAAGAAAATTGCACGCTCGGCAACCATTGCTTTGGCAATAGTGTGATCTGGATGCGAGATCCAAGCTTTCTGGAGTACCAAGGCTTCCTTTTCAGCCTTCTCATCAACACCGTAGGCATTTGCAATATAACCCAAAGCGAGATCATGGTTCTCCTCGTCTGTAACGTTGGATTCCAAAAGACGACGCGCGGAGTCAGGAACACTTTTATCCAGGGCATCTTTAATAAAATCTCCCACAGGTAGTTCCATATGTCGCAAGGCAAGAGCACGGAAGATTGTTTCTTCCGCACCCTCCCTGCAAGTACCAGCAGTGGTCTGAACTGGTGACCATTTGCGCTTTCGCGCCATTAGTTTTTCGTAAGGATTCATTCTTGACAATCACAGGTAAGATCTTCTTCAAAAAGTAGTGATTCAAGATACTCATTGACATCAGCTTCCTCAAGGGCAGCATATGCACTAGATTTATCTTGTACATCTCCCATCACTTGGAGCGAATAGTAAAGGGAGGTCTGCGGAGAAGCCAGCCACTCTTCAATGAACGCATTGTCATAGGTTACCATATCACTCCAAGAGTTGAAGCTATAACCGTGAAGAAGTCCCGTAGAATTAAGCATCACCATGATGCCATCAGCGACACGTTTGTAAACATCCCACCCAACTTCGGATGCAATCTCTACGTCGCCATAGTTGTAAGTTTGTACTCCGAAAGTACCGCTGTCGCGATCAACAGTCTGTGAGATAGGTGGAGCGATTTCTGGTGTGCAAGTATAGCCATCCAGATCTGTGCTTCGATAACTGCAGGAGGCAGTGGGTGCGATAGCAAAGGCTCGAACCATATCATGGCTCCGAGCAACTGTGGCTGCATCTGTAATGCCAGATTTAATGTAAGCTGCCAGCGAATAGGCTGCTGACGGTACCACATCTCCTCCATTGACTTGCTCCAAAGCATCTGCAAATTGTGCGTAAGTTACTCCGTACCGCCGAAGGAGGTTGGCAAGTCCGAGCATTCCCAGTCCGACTTGTCGATCCACTTCGGGTGACAGGTACTCTCCAGACTGTCCAACACCTGTTTTACCATGGAGTTCGCACAGCTCGGACATACCTGCAGCAAAAGCTTTTGGGATGTCGTGGGCGTCACAGGCACCGAGATTGATGTGTTGCAGCAGGCAAGTTCCGCGTGATGGCAGATAAACCTCGAGACAGACGTTACCTCGGATTCGGTTTCCTTTTGTGTCAT